TGAAATTGATCCTTCAACTGGGTCAAAGAATTTTTGTTTTAACGGACGTCCCATTTTGTTTTCTCCTTGTTAAATGGCGTTCTAGGCCTACGCGGATGGATACCGCATAAGTTACTTGGAACAAGTATATTTAGCGTTAAATCAAATCTCGATCACGCAATGGCTGTAAAATACGTTCCCTAAAGGAGTCACTAAATGCATACTGCTGATTATGTTTTAACTCGGGCAAATTACTAAAATATATTTCTTCAATATTTGAATATATGGAATCCAGTAGATTCACTAATTGATCCAATCGTTCTGTATAGCTCATTGATTGTTCATATTCGTGATTGTTAAAATTATCATCAAATGTTTCAAATCCTAGCAATTTTAAGGGCCTAGTTGCATTTGCTGCTGATAACATAAAAAATAGTTGACCGGCTGCTAAGGGCTTAAATGTTTTTTCACTATAAAATCCTATCTCAGTACCTGATTCAGTTATAATATTAAGATAGGTGTTGCTAAATGCTGGGTGTAACCAATTGTGATCTCCAGGATTCCCGGGCTCGTTAAAGTCATTTCCGTTGTCACCGGGAAATGACTGACGCACTAAATTTATATTCCGTAGTTGGTTTTTGATTTTGATTGGTAAATCGTTAAATCTATTGTGGTCTAACGTTAATGTTTCTTGACTATACGGGCACACAAGTCCGTGCGAGCTTAACATTAGATCAGATTCGTATGGTCTCTGTAGTAGTTGATAGTATAAGTACAGTCTGCTACTAGTGGGATTTCTATTTAAACAACTTACTTTATTTAATCTCTTGCCAATTGGGACCACGGATTGATCATTGAATCTTATGCTGTTTCGATACAGCCAATACGGAAAAAATATAACATTTTCATTAAAACTACTAAATTCATTAGTTAATATTATTACCTCACCGTGGTAATCAATTTGATTAATATGTAATTGTACTTCTTCAATGCTCCACCCATCATGCGTAGCATCTATCACTATCTTAGGATACCGATGTATGTGTACGAGTTTTTCTTTTTGGAACATTAGAACCATTACATTTATATAGGGCACAGTAAAGTCAATTTGATATGGTGTTTTGTCAAAGGCAATCATAATAATACTTAGTCAACAAAAAAGCACCTAAAGGTGCTTTTTTGGTCCTACCTTCCCATCCCGAGAAGTTTAAAGATTTGCTATCGTTTAGATTACTGGAACGATAAGTTGGCTACTGCGATTTCGCCAACATAGTCGCCAGCGTTACCTAGCGACGAAGCAGTATTAGTCAATTCCACGTATCCATAACGTGTCATAAACGAAACTACTGGTTCGAATGTGCTAGGATCTAGAACAACACCAGAACTCATTAGAGGAATATATGGGCAATAGAACGCTGCTGCATCAGCTTCGCTCGAACCCTTATAACCTACTAGAACAGCTTGGCTGTCGTTAGCGTAGCCGTCAACATAAATCTTCATTGCGCCATTCAATGTACCAACAAACTTGGTGTTTGTAGGAGCTTCGAATGTGCCTTCTGTTGTACGAGCAAATGCACTTGTGGTTGCCGACTGTAGAACAGTTAAAGCAGCTGGGGAAACAACAGCCCAGTTACCAGCACCACGACGTGTACGCTGAGCGATCAAGTTAGCTGTACGGTTAACTAGAACAGCTAAAGCAGCGTGTTCGTCACCAACGAATGTAGCAGTACCTGAAACAGCAGCTTGGTCAAATGTGAAATCAGTTGCAGCCAAGGCACGTAACGAACCTAAGATTTCCTGATCAATTTCAACTGTGATTTCTTGTGCAAGAGCAGCCATAATTTCTGCTTCAACATCTAAGCCGTGCATTGACTGTGCGTCTTGTGCGGCTTCAAATGTCCAGCGAGCTGACAACTTACGTGTCTTAGCTTCAACAACTTGCTTCAAGATCTGAACGTTGATCTTGTTACCAGCTACACCTTCTAATGTGCTTGTTGAAGCAGCTTGACCTGTTGTTGCGCTACCTGAGTAAGCAACAGCGATCTTGAATGGACTTAGTGCTTCATCACCGGCTGCTGTGCTTGTAGCGTAAGCTGACGAATCAGTAACGCTGTCTGCATAACGTACACGTAATGTGTGGATTTGAGCGACTGGACCAGTCATTGGCTGAACACCAACGATTTCGTTAGCGATAACAGTTGGCATAACACGACGGATAACAGGTAGAATTACACGGTTAAGTGTAGCTACGTTACCGGCTTGTGTTGCACCTCCAGATGCGTTTTCTGCCAACATCTTGCGAGTGTTCTCTAAGATTACACCCATTGTGGTTCTTTTCGAACCATTTAGGCCTTCTAACAGGGCTTCTTTTGTTTCGCCCCAACGGCTTTCTAATAATGCTTGTGTCATTTTATTTCCTTTTTCCTTTTAGGGTTTATTTAAGCCCTGCTAAACGTTTCATTTCAAATACATTGTCATACGACAGTGTAGATTGAGCTTCAACGGCAGTTTTAGCAGTTTTATCACCAGTTACTACTTGACGACTTTCTGTTAGTACCGCAGCTTTGGGGGCTGGTGTAGCAACAGAAGAATTGTTTAGTACTGCTGGTAGATACTTTTCATATGCATTTTGTAACTTTTCAGTTTGCACACTTTCGAGTAAATCGCGCATAATTGCCGACTTCTCTTTATTCAAAGGCTTCAACAATTCTGCAAGTTTTTCCTTGCGTTCTGCTGACTCTTTGATAATCTTAATTTCTTTTTCTCTTGATTCAACTAAACATTGCTTGTCTTCGACCACCTTAACTGCTTCAGATAGTTTCTGAGCTAACATACCAACTTGGCCCTGTAGCTCACGGATCTGCTTGTTCTCATTTAAATGAGTACCTGCAAACTCGCTGGCAAATGCTTCGAAAAGACGACGTCCAAACATATTCTCACGAGCAATTTGAATGTCTTCTTTTAGTTGAGTCAATTCTGACTCTAACGAACTGGTTACAGCCTCTTTAACAGCTTGGGCAGACTGCACAACGAATTTCTGCTGTAGTTCAGCTAACTTAGCCTTACCTTCAGCAACTAGACGAACTTTGGTTTCAACAACCGCTTGTTTGTCTGCTTCAAATTCTTTGATTTCTTCTGCCAGTGCGCGGATAACAAAGTTTTCTAGTTTGCCTACGGCACTTTCGTATACTTTGCGGTCGCTGCGTAGTTCGCGAATTTCTTCTGATAGTTTTGCAACCATGAAATTATTGAACTTGCCTGCACTTTCAACCATGTGGTGTTTAAACTTAACACGGTCTTCAGCTAATTGTTTCTTTTCGTCTGCGAACTCTGAAAGTTCGGCAGTGAGAGACTCGGTTACCATTTTGTCTAGAGCTTCAACCATAACTTGCTTGTCATGCTGGTAACGTTGTGCGAATTCCTCACGTAGTTCAGCACGAACAGTTTCTTTTGCTTCAGCAATTCTGGCTTCCCAGGCTTCAGCAATAGCTGTACGTGTGCTTTCGTTAATAATTCCGTTATCCAACAAAGGTCGAATTGCATCTAACATTAGTATTCTCCTTTTGTGTTTCGATTAATCATTTTTATTGATTGTTTCGTTCTCTTTTCAGTAAGAGAGATTTTTGCTTTAGTTTGCTCGTCCATAATTATTCCTGTACGTGCTAAACCAATTGCTCTTTTTGTATCATCCGACCTTTTACATCTTGTATCGCCAGACAATCCTTTGTTCCAAGCCACACGACCTTTTTTAGATTCGCTCAAGTTAGCTTTATGCTGCTGACTTTGTGGTCCTATTTTTTTACCTGCAACACTAAATTTACCATCACCATTATGTTTATTAAAACTTCTAGGATCGTGTTTAGCATCAAAAAGTTGTAAGATTTCTGTTTCAAATTTGATCATATCTTTTATTGAACCAGTTGCAATAATTTCTTGATGCCATTGATCTATAGACTCTAGAATTAACGGCTTAACGTATCTGCTAGTGCAAATATATCCATCATTAGGATGACAATTCTTAGCTGTGCGTGAACCAACATACCACATCATTGTAGGTAAATGAGTCCATTTGTACACATACGCTATTGTCATAACTTCAAATCCTTAATGAAGCCTGTCATAGCTTCTTTCAAATACTTCTGTACTTTTTGATCTTTCGTGGCTTCACGTGCCATTTCAAATACCTGAGCCCCACCTTGCATATTCATTAAGCTTTCATAGATTGCTTTTGGATAAGCGTGTGGTGCACTGGGTTGTGCTACAATGTCCACAGTAATGATTTCAAAATCACTAACGTGTCCTGTACCTTCGTTGACCTGCCCCGATCCACGGCTGCTTACACCTAGCTTGACGCCAGAGGTAATCATAGCTTCTACAAGCTGCCCCATCGGAGTTGGTAAAATCTTTAGTTTGCCGCGACCTGTTGGCCCATCCATCCACATCTTTTCAATCATGTGGCTGACTCGGTCGAGATTAATTTTTAAATCATCTGGATGATCTACTTCGCCTAAGACAGAGTAGCCTCCATTGATTTGTTTATTGATGGCATTAACAGCTTTTTCAATTTCGTGGACGGGATATACACGTTCGTTAGCGTTACGCACGCCTCCTTCAATGAATATCCCTTCCATTTTGAGACTCTTCTTGCCATTCTCGTCAACGGATTCAACGATCAAACCCGCCCGATCAAATGTAAGACTCTCTTTTAGGTACAAAGCCATTTTATGTTCCCTAATCTATTACTTGCCAGTGTTCTGCTTTTGTACTGAACCTTTAGCTACAGACAATGAACCGTTTGTAGTTTGGCCTTCACCAGTTTTTGCAGATTCTTTCGATTTGAAAGCACCACCTGCTTTGCCGCCAGGAACATTAATGTTACCCGACTTAATTTGTTGTGGCTTGTCGCTGCTTGGTGCGCTGTTGCCATCTGGATTTGATTCATCTGCACCAGTACGCTTTACAACACTACCGCCAAAGTCTGCACCTGGGCCAGTAATTGAACGATCGTTAACCGATGTCTTCTTACCTGCTGCACCAACTGCTGCGCCTTCAGCTTCGTCGCCTGCACCACCGTAAATGTCGCCAATACGGTCAACATATTCGCGCATCATTTCTGCGGAACCTTTGCCCGATTTACCTGACTTACCTGACGCTGCTGAACCAGCTTTACCGCTAGCTGCTGAACCGGCTTTGCCTGACTTGCCTGATTCTGCTGAACCTTTCTTAGCAAATGGGTTACCCGATTTACCTGAACCTTCTTTAGCTTCAAACATTTCTGGCTCTTCTGCACCCATATCGTCGGCGCCCATTTCGGCACCCATATCGTCTGCAGGCTCTTCTGCACCAGTGTCGCCCATGATTTCATCAAACTTAGCTAATAGCTCGTCTAATTTAGCATCAATGTTCATTACCTGGCTTTCTAATTCTTCTTCGCCA